CTCACCTTCCGGGTGCTCATCCGTGATAGGAAGCTGGAGATTTAGCGTGTTCTCCAAGTACACCCGGTTGGTCTGTCCGCTCTGCGCCATTACATCGTCCTTTCAGAAGCGATTGGTACTAGATGGTCTCTTTGCTATATCCCATCTAGATACGCCATTGTCTCCGGGTACACGAATTCCATCTGCCCAAGACGGCAATAGTATGTTGCTGTATGATAAATACCAACATACTGGATCGGAGTCTTTTGCAGCGGGGTCATCGGGTAACGCAGACGCAATGGGTCCATAGAATACGCAATCGCCCGATCGACAGTTCCGAGGACTTGCGGTGTACCGCCGACACCCATCCCGATCGCCCATTTGACCGGCATGATTTCGAGCGTACCGCCTCGTTGGTTCGTCAGGTTGTTCTCTTCCAAGAACTTCAGGGTCGAAATGTTGCCGGCGGCGGAAACCGTCTGCGACAACAGCAACCCGTAAGCGGCAGGAGGAAGAAGAATCTTGTCGGGGATCACCGCATAACCGGACGCTGCCCAAGTATTCTGAAGCAACGTGTTGACATCGGCGAGGATTTGCGCAGGGGTTTTCGAGGCCCAAGTCGTTAACCCGCCGGTTCCGACATTCGCCGCAGTGGTCGCGGCAACTTGCGGGGAATTGAACAACCCGACAAAACTAACTGTCGGATCGCCAACATACACAACTTGGTCGATATCCATCTGATGTTTGAGGTTCAAGCCCTCGATCTTCTGGGTATCGACCGGACGCCCGACCTTGATAGCCGATTCAAGTTCGGGAATGGAATACTTGACTTCCATTTCCCAAAGCAAGAGGGGCTGCGAGACCTTGCGGATGTCAACCGCGATACCGGCGATTGTGGTGGTGTTCTTGCCACCCCAATTGATGCCGGCGGGAGTGATGCCGCCCGGTGCCGCAAATGTCGAATTGGTGTAGGAAGCGGCATCGTCGGCGATCGTTACGTCTTCACGCAGATCGACATCGCGTCCCCAAGTAACAGATGCCAGAGGCATGTGCAATGTCGGGTCCAACCGTTCCAATTCGTGGACAAAGAATGCGCCCGCCGAATCCACGGTAAACCCGTCATGCGTCTGGTAACTGCGATCAAGTCTCGGTGCTCCCGCCCGCGCCGCGTCATAGGTGAACATCTGGTTAATTCCTTTGCGTTTAATGGCTACAGGTTGTAGCTAATTTCGGTGTTGCCTGCGGCATCCGCCGGTCCCATGAAGCGAACCCGGTTCATTACAAAACCGTTTGTAGTGACCGGGGCCGCTTCCAACTGACCTTGAACGTGCGGTGCGGCAGTGGCAGCGGTCCACAGATAACCGACTTGACCCTTCGCCGCTGCGGTCGCACCACCAAGTTTGATGGTCATAAAACCGCGCCGCATGATATCGACAATACCTTTGGTGAAAGGCGTGCCGGCACCAAAATCAACAACTCCAGACGGGAAACCAACACCGACATCGGCACCGGGGAAGGGACGAACAAGAAATCCCCACTCCATATCGTCGGTTGTGTCGCCGGCAGTCGCGGGACGTACACCAGCATTTGCCGCCGCCATGATCGCCACCTGACCATACAAAGTCATGGGCGTTGTGGCGTGTTGTTTTTCCGGCGAGATCGTGCAGCCGTAGGTCTGAAACCGGGAAACCTCACCGGGAATACCGGCATTCATACGATAAAGGAAAGCAGTCATTACTGTTCGCTCCTCGCGTCACTGGGGCAATGGTGAGAGATGATTTGTAGTTTCATCTCTCACCTTCGACTTAATCGGCTTGTCGGCTTATTCAGATCGTGCTAGTTGATCGTTGGTTTCCGATATTCCCCGGTCTTCCAAGCTTCCCGATTCCGGCGGTTAATCTCGGCGATTGACGGAGTCCCATTGGTTTGCGCGGGCCTGCCACCGGCACGATCGCCCACGCTGGTCCGTACCATCCCCTGGTTGCGGTTCCCACCCACTGCCCCCGCGACAACGTCAAAAGCCAGTTTGAGCGTGTCACAACGCAAGTTCCTGATATGGTCGCGGGTTTTGAAGTTGGTCAGCGATTCGACCAGTTGTTTGGTAGTGTCGGATGCAATCGCGGCATCCATTGTTTGCCGGCGGAACGAACACAATCTTTTGGCAGTGATCTGCGGGTTGACCCGACCATCGAATGTCGGCACCCGGATGCCGGGGACGATGATCTCGCCCTTGGCGATCGTGTCCTGCCAGACATGTTCCATAGCGAAACTGTCACCGACACTGCGTCGGTCACCAATACCGCCACTCTCGCCGCTGCGCGCACGCCGCCCGTCGAGGTCTTCGATCCCCGGCAGATCGGTTTCGTAAATCATGTCGGGGTTGCGGCCCGGTGTCGGAATGTCGTTCTCGTCGCCGACCCGCCGCCTGCGCCGCATGATGTATGAGCGGGCATCCTTGGTTTCGGGGTCTTGCAGTTCGACTTCCTCACCGTCTTCCTTGTCGCCACCTGTAAGATCGGCGACTTGTTGTGTCAGTGTCGCAACCGCAGCTTCAAGCGCCGCAACGCGAGTATTGACATCACCACCGGCAGAATTCGGGTCGTTGGGGGGTGTTACTGCCGTTGTCGCATTCGGCGGCGGTTCGTCACCCGTCATTCCCGGCATAGCGCCACCTCCCTGTCCACCACTACCTCCAAGATGCAAATGCAAATGCGTGCCGTCCTCGCCCGTACCAATCGACAAACCGTCACTGGTACGATGCCCGGTGAGCGAGGGAGGAAGCTCCCCTTCCAGATCGCGCTTCACTTCTTCAAGTTCGGCGTCGGAACGTGCGCTGCGCGCCCGCGACAAAATATGGTCGAGCCATGACATTTCGTAAAACTCCTGTCGGTTCCCGCATTGTTGAAATCTCGGCTTAACGTCCGTTCCCCGTCGCGTTCATCTTGTTGCGCACTTCCTCGCACGGTTCGACTATCGCGAAATACTTCCCATCGACAGTGAACACAAGACAGTTTGTACCCTTGACGAAATGACCCTGATCAATACCTCTTGGTTTGCGAATGTTGGTAATCTGATCCGGGTTCACATAGATGATTTGACCATCAGGGGCTTGTAGTTGGATTAACGACGCAGCAATCAGAAGCCAATGCATTACTCGTCTTCTTCTTGGGCATCCTTCGCGGCGATCAGCATGTCGCCATCGTCAAACAGAATTTTTACAAACTCGTAATCGTCCTTATCGGCAGGAGCAAATTCTTTTGTCAGATAGGCAACGGTCGCACGCCGCCCCATGATTGTCCTGCGTTCGATCATTTTTCTTGCCCCTCTCCCGCAAGTATTTTGGAAGTTCCGTTACTACGTCGCCGCCCTCTGAAAATTCGTGAGGATCGTTAATAAAGAAAGACCAAACATACTTTCCGGTTCTGGCATTCGGGGCGTTGAATATGTTTATCTCACCATTGGTCATCGGATCGACATATGTTTGAATATCTTTGCTACTCGCCTTCGGGTACAAATTAAGCTTTTGCACCATGTCGAGGACGACTCTATCGGGGTGCGGGAATGCATTGCGCCTATGTTCCTCTTCCTCTTCCTGTTTTTTCTTTTTATACCGTTCTTCTTCTCGCTTATTCCGCTCTTCCTCGACATCTCTTACCGGACGCAGATCGGGATAGGCAGTATGAATAGCTTGAAACAATGGTTTGTATGATTTGGATTTTTGATACCACTCCATATTGGGCAGTTCGCCGCGCCAATTCAGAAAAGCCATCTCGGCGAGAGTTTCATTTACCGCCGATTCTATTGTTGCTCCTGTTCCATCCTCTACAGCTTTCCACCATTTTCGGCTGTAATCGGTAATCCCATCGTCCTTTCGTAAATCCTCACCGTTCATTAGATTAATCGGGACCAGTGTGTGTAACGGATAGTCTTTTTGCGCATCTTCCTTTATTCGACCGCTGGCATACATGATCTCTCTGGGACCGCGCGAGTCTTCCCCCATCTTGTCCATTTCGTTATTGTAATTCGACATAAACCGAGCGAACTTCAAATGCATCGCTTCGTGACAGGCAACCGCAGCGGCGATTTCGGGAGCCATCGTACTGGAAAGTGCTATGTGACTGTCGCTGGTAGCATAACCCGCCGCATGAAGCGTCTGACCGTTAAGCGTGAAATCGGATAAATCCTCAACTTTGTAATCCGGGGTGTCGATCCCCATTGCCTTGCAAACAACAGGTACAATCGCTCGAATCTTTTCCGCGCCGGATTTTGGATGCGGATCGGTTCCGCTATCCATCAGTATTTTGTTTACTTCGCCACGATACTTGGCAAGCGATCCGAGACTTTGTTTTGTCGGCGACAGGATCGGGGGCTTTTTTGGTAGTGACGATGGAGCTTCTGACGGTGCCGATCGCGAGGATGACGAAGTCTCGGTCTCGGTCTTGCCGCCTGAACCGCTGCCCTTACTGGTGAACTGACCGGCGTTGTTGGGTTTTCCTCTTGGATGTTTTTCCTCTTCCCACGCATCGCGCGAGCGGAGGTTCAGCCTTACCGATCTACTCCTGTCTTGTGTGTGAACATGCAGAAGCAATTTCATTCTTTTGGGTCTTCGTCTTCGTCTTCGTCTGTTTCTTCTTCGGGGTTGAAGCCCAATATCGAGATGACATCGTCCGACATCGGGAGTTCTTCCTCCTCTTCATCGATGTCATGATCATCCATTGCATCAGGGATTTCGGTTTTGCCGATTTCGCCGAAATGCGGATCAATCGGGATGTCCCAATTCGGTATCTTGTAAGGATTATCGCTCATGTGGCGATCTTCCATCCCTCAAACACATGCGGAGCGATGTACGAATTAAGTGCAATAGTGGGGGTATTTCCTAGTTTTTGCGAGACCTGTTTGGCAACCGTCATTACCGCTTTCTTGTATTCCTTGATGTCCTTTGGTTTGTTCATTGTCTGCATTACCCGCATCGCCATTGACGTACCAACCAAGGTACGAAAGTCTTTTGGCATCGCCTTGCCATTGGTCACACCACTAACATAGCGACGAAATGTGCTATCGGTCATGTTCGGGAATATCTGACCTGTGGGTCCAGCTTCAATCGCGCGGTGTTGCAACATCTTCGCGATCTCCGGGTCTTCAACTACAAGATCGAGATCGACACCTTTTTTGCCGACAAACTTCAGTCGTACTTGCCCTTTTTCATCGGTAACGACATGCTGCCCTTGCAGTGTCGTTGCTCCGTAGGCTTGTTTTTCGGCTCCGGTGTCGCGTTCGCTGCCCGGTCTAACCCCGGTCGCGATCATCAGACCGAGACACTGCGCGTGCTCCTGTGTTGCCTTGTCACGCGATTTCAAGTTCTTGTTGTTCTTCGCGGCGATCTGGTCAAGGTTTTTTGACAGATTGA